GCAATAAAAGGCGAAGCCGGGAGGCTTCTATTTTATTGCCCAGTTTTTCATCTGGTCAAAATGAAGTCGGCTATCTAGCTAGCGGAGAGTGGAACTGGTCCTCTTCGTACGAAACCAAACCGAGCCCCCACCCGGTGAGGTAATCCAGTGGCAATGCGTGGGGGAGACCTCGGCCTCGGCCGAGTGATTGTGCAGAACGGGTGGTGATGTCAGCAATGCTCACCGTACATGTCCGTGCTAGGGAGAATGTCCTGTATCCAGCAGGAAGATATCCCGCGTGTAACGACTGCAAGCACTTTGTCTCCTACGTAGAACAGTCTATCACCTAGCGGCGCTGATCGGCCGATACAGTAGGTGGTGTGTAGGCTTGCCAGCCCAACCCCCGCCACAGACATAGCTTCCAAACAATTACACACACACAATATAGCAGAGTGAGCTAATCCAGCAGCTATATTAACACACTACAGTAGATCAACTTTTGAATACTGTTATCGATCAAACACAAGAATCCATATACCAATCTCACAAATTACAAAACACAAAAAAATGTCTTTGAACTTTGCTTCTATTTCTGATTTTGCTTCTGCTGCCTCCATTGCTTTACCGCTTGAGATGTGGATTGAGATTGTCGCGAATTTGAGCACATGGGATGCTGCTTGTATCGTCAAGAACATCCCTGTGTGCAGAGCGCCGGTGTACACAGCCTTATTGGCTCGTGCAAACCAGGGGTTCAATTTCGGGTGCTGCGTTGAAGAAATTATTTCTTCAATTCCTTGCTCCCACTCCCGTCCTTGCGAAATTGTTTCCAAGGATGCCCAATTCTCGCTCGCGTGCGTAGAGCACATTAGTGCAAGCTGCGGATCGAGCTGCGAGAAAGTGCTCATTAGTGGGTACGATTTAGGAGTGCGGCGCAAGCACCGCGAAGCTGAACGTGCCCAGCGAAGATTGGACCGTATTTACGGCCCACTCGCTACTGAGCACGACATGATGGTCATTGATGACCAACACTCCGAGACTTCTTCCTATAGAGATTATCTTCGCTACGGCGCAGAGATCGCTTACACGGAAGAAGATCTCCATATCTCTTCACTCTTCGAAGCTGTCAGCTTCCAACCAGAGGGTAGTGATGTAGAGAAGACTCGGGGTGGTATGGATGCTGCCGATGCTGGTCCTTCTGAATCAGCACAGGCTGCTCCTACACCCGTAGATGATGAGGTCCCTCAAGACGGACCTGTCACTGGAGAGCCAACCGTTGGGCTGCCACCAGGAAGTGGGGAGCCGGGCCACCCAGGCCCAGACGTCCCTCTTGACCCTAGGGTAACTAATGGCGATGACTTTGGTCATATTCCAAACACCGAAGATGCGTCCGACCCAGTCGATGCAGTCGCCACAAACGGTTGGTTTGAATACCCATACGCCACAGGCGGTGGGCAGACTACATCATACGCAGGCCTGATCACACAAGCAGACCCCACTTCTGAGTATGTTACAAATATCTCAGACCGATTCCGAAGCATCTCTCCTCAGTTTGAGGAACTTGAGCGTAACATTCGCGTTACTTCAGGATTCGGTGTCCAGTCTTACTTGGTGCAGACACTCTGGGGCTTTGGACCCCGCGGTGCTTCATCACTGGTGACGCAATCGGCAAATGCTGATTCTCGGACTGTAGCTTTTTGGACTACGAACCCCAAATCTGAGATCATACCCGTGAGTGAGGATACTATCATGTATGACACACTTGCCGGGCTGTCTATAGAAGGACAGATGGTAAGGCTGAATACTACCTTCAACGGCAACATGGTTACCGATCTATATAATAGTATCGGTGACAGGGCTATCGCTGAGCGATACTACGACCACGTAGTGACCGCTGCAGTGGCAGGAAGTAACTATGTTGCTTTTCTGACCATGTGCTACACGCGATTGGTCTCACTCAAGATCATGGCTGAGCAAAATCAACCGGCCACAATGCGCGTTGAGGGTGACACTCTCAACGCCAACATTTTACTGGATAACGTTGCAGCGAACTCAGTTACCAGAAGGGTAGCGGATGCCGTATTGCGTTCCAAGCCCACCAATGCTGTCATGCTCCCACATGGCAGCAACGACCTTGATGTCGAGACCATGCTCTACTTGATGGGGCACGGCCGCGTTATCAAGGGCGTCGCAACCGAAGATGAAGAGATAGCGGTCTTTTCACCTTTCGACCGATTCCATACCGACTCAAACTTCAAGCTGGTAGGCTTGGTTGGGGAGAATGCGATTGGACACTTCCCAGCTGGGAATTTAGAATTCCAAATCGACTTCGGCCAAGCGTTCGTTTTGTTGAACCGCTATGTAAATCAGAATGATTTATGGGATCAGTTTGCCATTGCACGCAACATTGCACTCGGTATGATCTTCTCCAGATCATTCTCCGCTTCAGTAGGGCTTCCCAAGCCTTACCACTCACGCGATCTTGCTCTGAACAGAACAAGTACCGGCGCTAACCAGCATGGCAGGCGGCGGGTTATGGAATTCAAGGAGTCTTTCCATGCTCTAGTAGTCTCAGGAACGTGGCATTGCGCAGCAATGGAAGAGACACTGTTTGAGTCCGTCGTGAACGTAATGGAAGAGACAGCTGGCATTGGTCCCCGTGCCCCGAACTTCTATGCAACAATTGATACGATGCAAGATGATTTTGATCTTGAGTACAAGACAGCAATGGTCTGCCTCCCGGTAGTCGAACGCATGACTGGTACTCCTTCGAACCATATCCACCAGTATGTTAGCAAGAGCAACACTGCCTTTATGAAGGCTATCAGCTTTGGATGGGAATCGAAGCCAATCCGCATCTCCAGCTACTTAGCTTTGGAGATCACTCCTGAAGATAAGAATTTCAAATTCTTGTTCGACAAGAGTGCCCGTACTGCACTCCTCAAACAAGAGAAGTACACATGGCGAGAGTCTGTGCTGACCTCGTTTGTCTGCCACTCACAGTGGGGACCCAGCGAGCAGCACCGGTTTTACGGTGAGTTTTACGATGATGGCATCTCTGCCCTCCGAGAGCAAACCCCTTTCTACGGGTATCTCGGTAGAAGTCAACTCGAACACTTGGAAGGTACGCCTACCATTTGGAACACGAGCACAGCTGCTACACGAATTGAGTTCACTAAGCCAGCTAGCCTGGCCCGCGCAACGCATGGGCTCAACGAAGATGAAGCTTCTCAGGTAGACTCACTTTGGGCTACTATGAAAGCAGCACTTGAGGCTGCTTCTGCAGACAACGATGCTGAGGAGAGTGACGATGATGAATCTGTCAGCCCTCCGCAACCAACTGCAAACCCAACGCAAAAGGGCCGGCGCTTCGAAGTCCGCGAGCCTAAAGGCAAGGAGATAGCCCGGGTTGTACCTGAACCAGAACACCAGCGCGCTGGCACAGACAGGCCGATCCCCACTTCGCAGTGGCAAAAACCTAAGCATACTGCTAAGGCTGTAATTGCTGCTAATCAAAATGGGTTAGTCCAAAAGAACTATTTCCAAAAGTTGACTCCAGCTCCTACTTTGATTGGGCTGAATCCCAACGGAGGCACCCCAGGTGCACAGGCCCAAGGCCCGAGTAGGCAGCTGACTACAAGTACCATCAAGCGGATGACCCCAAAGCAATCCGATCGCGCAGATCATGCCTACTTGGACTCACAAATCAAGAGAGTCACGTCTGAGCGTCGTCTGTTTGAGCAAGCTAACCGCGGTGGTGCTACTCGCTCTGGCTCTAAGAAGAAAGAGAAGGTGATCCCCGCCGTACTCCGTGACGAAGTCGAGCAACTGTGCTCTCGCATGGTAACTGACCTCAGGTTCCGTGTGGACCTACTGACTAGACTCCCATCAACTGAAGACGAATCTAAAGCTGTCGACTTCTTGTATCCCAGGGGAAAAGATGGCTCGCTGAAGCGAGCTGTATACACAATCGGGACACTCTTGAGGAAGCTCAAGACAGATAGAAAGCTCACAGTTGAACAGCAAGCAGATATCAGTCTGTTCTTGAATTCCAACGTCGGCGGGAAGAATGCTTGGGCTGTAGCTATAGTGATGTTTATCACGTTAAACACTCTGACACCAGAGTGCTACCAGATGCTCAAGAGCTACGGTCTACTCACTACCCAGTACAACCACTGGAATGACAAGTGGAGCAGAATCAATGATATGTTCCGCAACCAGATGGACTCTGAGACATGGGGGTTTTCTGAAACAGATTTCCCGCAATGTCTTTACATTGCTGGGTTTGTAGGGAGACCACATCGTGAGGCTGATTGGGAAGCAGAGAACATCAAGCGCTCTGCAGAACCAAAGCCTATCAAGAAGTACACCAAGTCTGGTTTCCAAGATATGCCGGAAGAAGATGAGCGGGTGATGATCTTAGATTTTCTTTACTCCGAAGCTTCATTCAGGATCAAGCGCGTCCAAGGATTTGAGCGGTGGTACAGGAACCGCGCTGAGTGGATGATCAAAGGTTCAATGTCAGGTGAAAAAACAATCCTTGACACAGAACCAGTAGTTATGGCAAAACTGAAGGACTTAGGTCTTAAAGTAGATGGGCATGCTAATAAGATGCATATCGCTGAGAAAGTAGATTACACATGGATGATCGCTGTGCTCGACATGGACCCAGTCCATCTCGCAAAAATGCACACCAAAGGCCAAGAGAATGGTAAGGTACGATCTATCCAAGGGAGCTGCTACAGCCACTACGTCTTCGGGAATTATTGGAGTACGCATTTGGAGAGCACCCTCACCTTGAAGGCAGCTACAATGAACAAGCGAAGCAGCCAATTGCTCGAAGAGAAGGAAGAGCGGAGACGGGCTTCATTCAACACAAACACCTACAAGGTTTGTGCTGACTACCCAGACTTCGGTGCGACCCATTCTTGTCGTCAGCAAAGGCTAGTTTTGGAGTGCATCCTAGAGGTTGCATGCTCGCAAGGCTTTTTGCCAGACGAAGAGTTTTTGCGCATCCACAAGTGGTATTCTCAGAGTTTCGAAAACCAGTACTGGATGCGGCCAGATACTTATGAGTGGTATCGCGCTACTACAGGTATGTTCTCAGGTGTTGTCCAAACTACATTGATTAATACTGTCATGAACGGTGCATTGAGGCGGCACTACCTCAAGACTCTCAGCAAGATGGGTAGTCCAGTATCAATGCTCCGCAACTATGAGTTAGGAGACGATGGCTGGGCAGAGTTCCCAACCAGAGAGCAAGCAGAAAGCTATATTGCTGTCATTCCTCTCTGTGGCAAAGAGCTCAACCCCTTGAAGCAGTTGATCTCAAGTATATCGAGTGAGTACCTGCGCGAGTGGTATACGAATGGCACAATCTACGGCTGTGCGTCGCGAGCACTCGCAATGTTGGTAAGCGGAAACGTTGAGAGTAACATTGCGTCCGCAGGAGCTGTACGACTTCGAGAGTTGTACGAAAGTTTCAGCACACTAAGATTGCGGCACTTCAAACCTCAGATGTGTCAGTACTACTTTGAAGACTTGGCTGTCTACGAAGTGCGACACGGCAAACTTGGCAGAGTGAAGGTCTTACGGTACCTCTATTCAAGCCGAGACCAAATGGGTATGGGCCTGTACCCAATCGACCAGATGCCACGAGACCTACAGGACTACGCAAATATGAGCACAGCTGATCAAACTAACCAGACCGGTGATGTTGAGCGCGCTGCAGAGATATTATTCGAGCAGAAAGTCTACGGACGCTTTAAGGCATCGAAGGATTACGTTGATGATACTACAAAGCGCTACAACGTTACCTGGCGTCATCAAGGCAAGGCGAGAGCAACAGCCACAATCGCTGCTCAAAATGTAGTTGAAGGGAACAAAACTACCCACGCACAGCATGACGAACTAGAAGTCGCTGTACTGTTGAGTAGTTTTTCGTCAAAAGTTTGGGCTCGTAAGAGTGACATCTTAGTGTGTGCCAAGCCAGCGCGCATCAGTGCGCTGGAAATTGAAAAACAATACTTCAAAGCTACATTTGAAGACCAGCGCTTGCTGTCGCAGATCGGGCAGCTTGCTAAGATCGCAAAATACATGACTGAAGAATCGGTATCCAGAATCGCTATGGATATTGCGCTAGAAAATAGCATTCCACTTGAAAAAGTGGAGAAAGCGATACGGACATTGAGCTCACTGAAAGGTGAAGGTCTCGATTATCCTCCAAGGCCACTACTATCACAAGAGTTGATGGGGATATATTCACAGTGGAAAACTGTGGACAAGAGGGAAGATGATATGTATTTGCCGGAGTGGTTGATGGTGCTAGCACCACATTACCGCACATAAACGTTAACACACGCAGTGTTGAGGGAAGGGATTGAGAATTAAGCAGAAACTATGTTTCATACGAGTTAAGGGTTAGTCCCAAAAATAGATCCCAGAGGATCTACAAATAGC